CGTGTATGAATTACAGTCAAACCAGAGTGCAGAGTTCAGTGGTCTGTACAGGGTAATCAGTGTGGAACATAATTTTACTGACGGCAGATTTACCAACGTATTGAACTTAACAAGATTCAACAATCAAGGAGTGATTATTTCTGATCCCGTTCCTACCAGCAATATTACATCAAAAGACGGAGGAGAATCACAGATTCTGTCAAGCAACGAGGCATACAGACTTTTTCTATCCAAAAACCCTTTCGCCAAGCAGTTTGACAACTTAACTAGTATAGGGAAGAAATTTGTAAATCTTGCCTCTAAAATAAAAGGATTTTTAAGCTAATGTCGTTACGTGATTATCTAAAAGGACATGTGTCAACTGCCCAGGCGCCGGGAGGGGACAAATCCTGGACCGGACTAAATCCTGGACCATATCTGGGCATTGTTAAAGGAAACAAAGACCCTGCAAGGATGGGCAGACTAAGGGTGTTTATTCCAACCTTGGCTAAAACTGCGGACCCGATAGAAAGCCAATTAATCACCTGTGAGTATCTCGCACCATTCTACGGTACAAAAGGAGAAAGGCACACAAGAGGTGCCGGTGTGGACTTTGCAGACTCTCAACACTCATATGGTTTTTGGGCGGTGCCACCTGATTTAGAGACCAAGGTTCTAGTAATATTTGCGGAAGGAAAATTAGAACAGGCCTATTGGATAGGTTGTGTACAGGATCCCTACACAAATCACATGATGCCTGGCATAGGATCAAGCACAAACACAAATGACGCCTTAGACGGAGCGTTCGAAGGAAGCGACGCTGGTTTTCAAACCAGTAAAAAGTCAACCTATGGAACAGATAATGTTCCTTCTGGAGAACTAAACAGGAACAGGGCAGGCGCTCTACAAAATAATAATTACGATTCCATACCTAAACCAATACACCCATTGGCTGATGTGTTACTACAGCAGGGCCTTAGTGCAGATGACGTAAGGGGAAACACCTCCAGTTCAGCACGAAGAGAAACGCCAAGCCAAGTCTTTGGTATCAGCACACCTGGTCGAAAAGACACTAGAACACCAAAAGTGGCAGTTGGTGCAAGAGATTCGAAAGCTAAGGACCATGTTACGAGGAAAATAGGTCATACTTTTGTGATGGATGATGGAGATGTAGACGGAGACAATCAGTTAACAAGACTTAGAACAGCGTCAGGACATCAGTTGCTGATGCATGACACAGAGGGAGTGGTGTATCTTGCAAACGGTTCAGGTAAGGCTTTTATTGAAATGGAAAAAAATGGAAAGATTAACATCTACTCTGACAGAGGCATCGCAATCAGATCAGAGGGAGACTTTAACTTACATTCCGATAAGAATATTAATTTCCACGCTAAAGAAAAAATAAACTTCACGGCGGAAAAAAATGTGGTATTGAATGCTGAGAAATATGTTTACGTGATGGGCGAGTCGGGCATTCTCAGTGCATCACAGAAAGGAAGTGTCAGACACTACGGAAAGGATGGTATAACGTCATTCACAGATGGCACACAATTACATGGCGCCAAAAAGAGAATAGATCTCGCAGGATCAGAGGTACACTTCAACACAACAAATCCCAAATCAATTTGGGGACCAAGCTGGCTGAAACCGTCTTCTACAAAAGTTGATTTAGAACCTGTTAAGGCAGAAGACATAGTGGCCCAACAACCATTGAAAAACGGAAAGCCGAATACTACTAAAATAGAGACGACAGTAAATGACAGCAAAACAAACAGGGTAACAAGTGCATTTGTAACACATGAACCTTATGATCGAACAGCATCAAAAGGCAGAGATAAGGACGATATAGCATAGAGTAAATACAGCATATGGCATACGGAAGTTCAGGATCAGGATCATCAGGCGGAGGAGCCACAAACCAAAGCATAACCTTCAAAGGTTTTAGCTCCCGTGCGGATAAGAAGAATTTTAAGCTGTATGACTTTGAAGTGGCCAAGCAAGGGCTGATTAATAGATTAAGTGTACGTAAAGGTGAAAGGGTTGAGAATCCAGTGTTTGGGACAATTATATACGATGCAATCTTTGAACCATTTACGGAAGCACTAAAAGACCATATTATTGAGGATGTAACAGAAAATCTTAACGCTGATCCGAGGATCTCCACAGAGGAAATTTTGGTAACGGAAGCGGACAAAGGCATAGCGATACAGGCAACTATCACCTATGTGCCACTGAATATCACTGAAAAACTAAGTTTTAATTTCGACGAAAACTCACTATTGCGTCTATCTTAATATACGCATATTTCCTAACATATAAATACGGTTGTATATACAATGGCCACAACAGATAGACAGAACAGATTACTTGTAGCGGAAGATTGGAGAAAGATCTACCAGGCGTTCCAGCAGGCGGATTTCAAATCTTATGATTTTGAAACACTTAGAAGGACGATGGTGGCCTATCTGAGGGAAAACTACCCTGATGATTTCAATGACTTTGTTGAGAGTTCGGAGTATGTGGCCTTGATTGATCTGATTGCATACATCTCACAGGCACTGTCGTTTAGGGTTGATCTTAACGCAAGAGAAAACTTCCTTGAGACAGCTGAGAGAAGAAACTCTGTGCTTAGGTTGGCAAGACTGATTAATTATAATGCAAAGAGAAACAAGCCCGCAACAGGACTTTTAAAAATAGATTCTATATCAACTACCCAGGATGTTTTAGATAGCACAGGCACTAATCTAGCCAATCAAAATATAATCTGGAATGATTCTGCAAATGCCAATTACAGAGAGCAGTTTACCACTATACTAAACGCCGCAAACCAAACAGGCCAACTTTTTGGAAATCCAAGAGAGTCAGGAAAGATTGGCGGAATAGATACCGAAGTTTACACTCTAAGTTCAAATCAGTTGGATCTTCCAATTTTCAAATTTCAAAGTGCAGTCGGTGGAGTAACAAGACAGTTTGAGATAATTCCAAGCACCATTACAGATTCTGCTTCGATATACGAATCATCTCCGGTGCCAGGCACAGGTTTAACATACACATATAGATCCGATGGCAGTGGTGATAGTTCAAACAACACAGGTTTCTTTTTCCTCTTCACGCAAGGAAGATTAGAAAGTCAGGATTTTACGGTAGACAGCTCCGTTACAAATTTTGTTAAAAGTTTTGCAACATCAAATATTAATGACACAGATGTTTATCTTTATAAGCTAGATCAATTTGGTCAGATAGCAGAAGCGTGGAGCAAGGTCCCTTCATTGTCCGGAAATAATGCAATTTATAACTCTCTATCGAAGGCAGAGAGAAACGTGTACAATGTTGTAACCAAAGCCAATGATGCAATAGATCTTGTGTTTGGTGACGGAAACTTTGCTAATATTCCTTTGGGAAATTTTAGATTGTACTACAGAATAAGCGACAATGCAAAATATGGAATACAATCATCTGACATGCAAGATGTTCAGTTGACAGTGCCGTACACAGATGCCAACGGTGCACAGCAAACATTGTCTTTGAGTCTAAGCCTCAAATCATCAGTCTACAATGCGGCGGCAACAGAAAGCAATGATTCAATAAAAGAAAAAGCGTCTCAGGTTTACTATTCACAAAACAGAATGATTACAGCTGAAGATTATCAGGTAGTTCCTCTGTCAGCGTCACAGGAAATTGTAAAGGTTAGATCTGTCAACAGATCAGCATCGGGTATCTCAAGGGCAAAAGAAATTTTAGATCCGACAGGTGCCTACTCGAATGTTAGCACTTTCGCTGAAGACGGAATACTATATAGAGAAGAATCAACACAACAGTTCACTTTTAATTTCAACAATCGATCAGATATACAATCCACAATCGACACTTCTGTTGAAGCAAAATTAAAACAAGCATATGCTAGGCATTTTTATTACTTCAAATACGCGACCAAGGATGTAAGTGGGCTTACAACAACTTGGAATTCCACAACCACAGCGACAAATACTAATACTGGCTTTTTTACATCTGGTGGCGCTTTAGTAATAGGTGACTCGGCCACTTCAAATCTGAAATACGCTAAGCCTGGCGCATTGGTTAAGTTTACGTCTCCTGACACCAGAGAATTTTTAAACAACACATTAGTGACCGCAGGCACAGACGAGGCAGAAGATAGGATTTGGGCCAAGATCGGAGCAGTAGTGTTGGATGGTGCTAACGGTGGAAAAGGAAACTTAGAAACAGGTGTTGGACCAGTCACATTAAACAATATTATTCCAGACGGTTCGGTTATCAATGCAATCATTCCAAATCTTACTACTTCATTTCCAACCACTCTTGAGAAAGACATCATAGACAGAGTAGAAGCATATGAAGAGTTTGGATTACGTTACGATGTAGACAGCGAAGAATGGAAAGTTATAACATCAACTAATCTTTCTACAAGTGCTGTCTTTAGCCTGGCAAATACAGGAAGTACAACCGGCACAAACGCTGACGCCAGTTGGTGGTTTAAATTTACCAACGATGGAAACACTTACACAGTCCAATTTAGGAAATTAGATTACATTTTTGAATCCGAATCTCAGAACAAATTTCATTATGATGTTGAAGAAAGAATTTATGATTATAAAACTGGTAAAAGTGTTAAGGATTCTGTCAAAATATTAAAAACAAATAGTTTAGTGTCCACAGGCAACAGCGTAGGTTATCCTATCACCTGGCAAGTTGTTGACACAGTCTCAGAATCTGATGGCTTCCAAGACAACAGGAAAGTCAAAGTAGGATTTTTCGATCAGGACGACGATGGAGTGGTAGACAATCCCGAACTATTTG